TCTTCCACATTACATGCAAGTATTAAAACAATAAATGCACCAATTATGATATCTTTTGGTACACTATTAAATATTTTTTTCATTATGTAGCTCCTCCTGTTGTTAATTATTTATTCTCTTAAAGGAGCTGCATTCAGCTGGCAAAATGCGCTCTTTTACCAGCTATTTACTCTTTACAGGTTCCGGTCCTGGACCAACCCAGATACGGAACGCTCTCTTACCATAATCTCTGGCATAAATCTTTGTGCCATCCTTTGTGGTAATATAAGTGCGAAAAATGTACATGATAAATCCGCTCCTTTCTGCAAGTTGCTCTTGCAAAAAGAGTGCTACTGTGATAAATTAATAGTGACCAAACTATAATTTATACCAGTTGAACAGTAGCAATACTTTTCAGCAAGAGCCAAGCATCTCGTGTGCTTGGTTTTTTATATGTAAAAAGCATTTGCTTGTTACATCGCTTTATGATAATTACTATATTGAACTTGTGCTGCTGCAAGAGACATTCCACATTTCTCTGCAATTTCATGTGCACTCATATTTTTCACCAACTCATATGGTGCCATTAACTCTCCTGCAAAGACATTAGCCTGCCACTCTGGATCCATATATGTAGGTACTTCACCACGTGCAAAGCTAACCCTCTCAGGAGTATGCAGTAAAAAATGTCCCAATTCATGGCAAAGAGTAAAGCGATCTCTTGCATTTCCATCTACGGCCCGATCATATACATCTTCACGAATTGTCATAATTCCCTTTTGTGTATGTGTAACTCCATAGGCATTTCCTAATTCCTCTACAGGAACAACCTCAAAATCAAGGCCAAGTTCCGGTAAAATCCATTCAATAAATTGAACTATAGGAAAGCGCAACGTTTCCTCTAACCCAAATATTTTTCTAAATTTCTTTGCTAATTGCCTTATTTTGTCTCTCGACATTGGTTCTACAGATATTTTTTGCATAAGTCCTCCCATAATATTACATATTTAATAATCCTTTCCATGCTTTTTTCGCATCTTCATCCATTGAATCTAATTGTCTCGCAAATGCAAACATCATATCTCGGTCATCACGGCTAAATGCACTTACATTTATTATCGTGCTTTCCCTAGCTTCATCAATGCACTCACACAGTTCCTTTTTTTGTTCGCCATCCAAAGAATACATGGATGTAATTGTTTCCTTCCATTCTTCAGGCGGCTTTGCCTTGCCATTTTCTACTTTAGACAAAAAAGCGGACGATACCTTAAGACGTTGTGCCATATCGTAGAGTAACTCGCCTTTGTCTATTCTAAGTTTTCGGCAAAACTTTCCGAAATTAGTCAGCATAACGTTCCCTCCTATATTCTGTTTTATCTTTGCATCCTCATATTAACTCATATTATAAATTTTGTCAACTAAAACTTATTAACCTGTATATGGTTAATTTTAGAAATAGGGGGAGAGAACTATAATAAATGTTCTCTCCCCTATTTCGTCAACTATACTCTCTTAAGTTTTCCTGTCTTAAGCAATGCCAGCATCTGTGTGTTCTGCTTTGCAGATCCGACATATCCAGTGATACCGTTTTCCTTTGCAATCAGCTTTCTGTTTGCATAGCTGGAGTTTACTCCGATCGCATTCAGCGCTGCCACGATAGATGTGGATGTTCCAGTATATCTCGGATAATATACCGTAGTAGACTGCAGCTTTCCAGTGCTGTCCGGTTCCACATAGCAGATATCCAGATCAACATAACTATTGATGCCGGGTACCTTGCCGTGGCTGGAGTACTGCCATCCCCACAAAACATGGAAAATACTTGGCTTTTTGGATGCAGCAGGCATTGACATAATACTCATTTCCTTGGTGCTCGGATACCTTGCAATCCAGAACTCACAGTCAATGTACTCCCGATAGGGTTTGATATAAGAATTGTAAAATGACAGTCCGGTATATACGCCAAACTCGTATCCGGCTGCTTCGATCACTGCTTTGTAGGTATTGATGATCCTGATCAGCTGGATACTCTTATTCTTCAGACACGCATCCTCTACGTCCGCCCACACCTTACCAACTTTTCTGCCAGCCAGAGTATTTACGACTGCCTTAGCTGCGGTGATGGCGCTGCTCTCCGTAGTAGTATACAGATAATTGTATACATCCACAGGTAATCCCTGCGCTGTTGCTCCTGCATAGTTTCTGATAAAGGACTCTTCTGTCTTGTTCGATTTATCAATGACCTTCAATACAGCAAACTCAATTCCTGCTTTCTTTACCTTTGCCCAGTCAATGGTGCCGTTCCACTTTGCTACGTCTATACCTTTTCTTGCCATAATTATTTCTCCTTCTTTCCGTCGAAATCCAATAAATTCCGAAGCAGCTCATACATACCGGTGGCCGCCAGTCCGGAGATCATACCGCCCAGCACAACCTCTGCATTGATTCCTGCCTGAAAGTGAATAATGATTGCAATGATCGTTCCCATGCTCAGGGATGCAAGCGGAATAAACTTGTTGGGAAAATTGTCAAATGCTTCCTTAAGCACATAGCCTGTAAGCAGACAGATTCCCAGAGTGATAGGGTCTACGAGTTGCAATAAAAATGATAAATCCATAATGTTATCCTCTCTTTCTTAAAATGCCTGGACTGCCGCAAAGATCAGTCCTGTAATCAGGAATGTAATGATTGCTCCTACTGCAGTATTAAATAGTGTTCTTTTTGCGTTGCTCCATTCTTTTCCCGGGGCACGCTCCATATCATCCACACGGCTATCCATCTTTTCAACTTTCTGGTTTAAGCTGGATACCGTCTCATTGGTGTGTTTTACTTCCTCTACCAACTGGATCATTGTGGTTGACATGGTATGAATCTCTTCCGTCACTCTCTCCAACTTATCAATCCGATGAGTATTGGATTTCGATCTGGATTCTACCTCTGTAAGCCGATGTTCCATTTCGGTTTCATTCATGTCGCACCTCACTCAAATATAAAAGCCGTTCACTCCCGCAAAGGAAGTAATCGGCTCTTGGCTCTTGGTTACTATGTAATTGGTTTATGGACCGTCTCTCACTCTCATAGGCAGCCTCCTACTCTGCTGTCAGATCTGCCAGCTGGGTCTCCAGGCTATTGATCTGGTCACGGAGAGCCTGTCTCTCTGCATGGACAGCCTCCATATCGTACTCGGTCTGCTCGCCGAGAAGTGTGTACTCATAGGTCTTGATTACCTTATAGTCACTGGCGGCGATCTGTGCTTTAAGACCATCAATCTGCGCAGTTAGCTGACTGATCTGCTGCTGTCTAGCCAGCTCTGCAAGCTCCTCCTCGGTCGGTTCAGGTTGCACCGGTGCAACCGGCTCAATATATACGGAGCCGTCATCGGACAGCTCATACCAGCCGTCGCCCTTGCGGTACAGCGTGGTATATGCCGCATACTCACCGTTGTCAAGCGGATATTTGCATCCCTCATCCAGGTAGAGCCGGAAGCCGTCAGTATTTACTGTGAGGTTGTCTCCGGTGATCCGGATCACATGAGGGCTCTCCTCTGATACCACGACCAGCTGTGTGGTCTCTTTATTTTTAAATTTGATATAGCCCATTACAGGACTCCTTTCTGGCACTGTTTAAGGCCGTGCCCGCCTTCTGATCTACTACGCTAAATGGCAAGTTAAACCAAAACACCGATTTGTCTTTAGTCAATTGTGTATCATGGGATTCTGACAATACAATTTCAAAAATAGGTAACAGAGTATTTGTAACGTTAGGCGTACGAATTACATCTGAGCAGTCTAGCGGATCATTAATTATTGCCAATATTGGAAGGACATATTACCCTAAAAATATGTATGTTAGAACAAATGCAGTAGGTGGTACAAGTGGCGATAATCACATACTTTATATTGATAAATCTAATGGTACGATAATATTAAACCCATCAACGGAACGGTATTATTCTGCCAGTCTCTCATATTTGTCAGATTGAGATTTATTTGAAGAAGCAGCCCAATACCTTGGATTAATTAATTAATTATTTATATGCCACAACAAAATTTAATATAAATGTTGCATCATCGCTAACATTTGCAATTTGATATGCGTAAAAATTACCGTTCGATGCAAGTCTTACATTAACAGGCCAATTACAATTTGCAAACACCCCAAATACATTTGCATTATTTGGCAATCCAAAGTCAGACAAGGAGCCTAAAAAGGACTGTTTATCTGCCACTAATAGAGTAACAGATGTTGATATTGATGCAAATTTCAAACCATTTAAATTGCCATTTAACTCAGTAAAACCATCCGCTACCGCCTTGGCATCCGGCACATAGCCGGTAGCCTTAGTAGCCAGCAGATCATCCTTGGATGTGATCATCTGCGCAAAAGCCGGTGCGGTCAAGTCCGCAAAAAACTTTTTAATCTTGCCAAAGACCGTCTTTACGCTCTCGCCCGTATTAATGTTCTTGCGGTTCTCCGCCTCAGTAAACGCGATCTCTGAATCTCCGATGTCACCACTAAATCCCTTAGCCAAATAGATCCAATTGAGCTTATCATCCCTCGGTGCTCCGTCCGGAGCATCTTTGATGGCCAGATATGTACTGCCGTTATGTTCAACCGCGTCCAGTCGCTCATATGTGGTATTGGAGTCGTAATCTCCTTTGTAAGATATTCCGATTTTTCCGAGAGCATTGTAACCTTCCGGTGCTGCCATGTCATTGTCCTCCTTATGCTACCTTCCAATATAAAACATTATCAACTACTACAAAATCCACTCCTGCGCCATCCTTCATATAAAGGTTCATCGTGGTTTCATCCAGATAGAACTTAGGTTCAGTGATTTTTGCATACGATTCTGCTCGATCCGCATCTATCTTGGCCTGTGCTGCAGATGATGCCGCCGCAGATGCCTGCTGTGTTGCTGTTTCTGCTTGCACTGTGATGTCTGCAAGATAGTTCGGCTGCAGTTTATCTGCAGTAATGCTTCCGTTCTTGATGTCTGCCTTTACTTTTCCATCATCTCCAATGGACCAGTAAACGGTGTCCGAATCAAGAAATTCAAACTGCGTAATAAGTGCAGACAGATCTATGTACTGTTCGCTTCCGTCCTTTAAGTAAATGATAAGCCGCTCAGTAACTGGATCGTATCCGAAGTTAATGGCAATCTGAGCCATCAGAGTATGCAAAACACTACTTGCACCAGAATAATACGTAATCGTAATATCGCCATTATCCTGATTAATGGTAATACCCGTGATCATCCCATTAGCTTCTATCTTTGACAGCTTAGTCAGGTCCAGAGTAATCACACGCTCATCAATAGTGCGAGTCGCATTACTTAGCTTGTCCAAGTTGGTTTTATTTACTGGTGTCTTGGTCGATGGCTTATTCTCCCAATAGTTCTCTTCCCAGTCATACGCTTTCTGCATCCTGCTTCACCTCCTGCTCCTCGGCATCCCGAGCCGCAATCTCCGCCAGTAATGCATCCCTGGCTTTCTGCTCCTGACGTGTCAGCACCTCCTGCAGAGCCATACGCTTGACCTCCTCCGGCAACCCGGAACTATCCACAAAGTTTATAATTGCCTGACTAAATTCCCTGATTTCTAAATTGCTCATTCTTAATCCTCCGGTCCCAAATAAGTTATAACAGTCCCACTAATGGTTTTTGTTCTCCACGCAACTACTGTACCTTTATAATTCATGTACCCGCTGACACCCATTGCTCTTACGCTGACCAGATCAACGCTTGATAGCTTATTTACGATAGTCGCAGCGCTGATTCTGTCCGCTTTAATTACACCGGAGGATGTCCAGTTGGCTACCTCCATGTAATCAGCCTTTACGCTTCCGGCGCTGATATAGTTGGCTTCTACCGTTCCCAAACGGGCGCTTACACCATTCAGATCAGAGACTGTCACATGATCTGCTTCCAGGCTCCCCACGCGGCCACTGACGGCATTCAGAGAGTCAATGGTTGCCTTGGCGGCAATCAGGTTGTTCAGTTCCAGTTTTGTCACATTCAACGTCTCTATGGTGGCATATTTGCTGACCAGTTCATCCGCATTTACCACACCGACCAGGTCTATCCGCTCTGCCTTGATCTTGATGCTTTCCGCAGTCTGATTGATCTCTGAAACGATATTGTCCTTGGATACCTTGGTAAGGATCTGCTGTGCATTGATGCTGATCTGCGTGGACAGATTATTATTCATGTCTGTCATTTCCAGTCTTGTCTCTTCCACCGTTCGTGTCAGTACATTTGTCTTCCCCTTCAGCTGGATAATGGATTTTGCCAGTCCATTGACCTGTCCGGTTCGATATTCTTCCCCAGACGATGCGTAGCTGTCCCGAAGTGCCTGTATTCCTTTCAATGTCCTTGACAGGATATAGGTATATATATCTTCCCGAGATGTATGTAATAAGATACCATCGCCCACCTCCAGGCACGGATTGCCACGGGCTTCCACCTGCGCCGGCCGGTACCACACTACTCCGATTACACTGAGTACGTTGTCGGCAATGGTCTGTAGGTCTGCAGCTGATTTACCATACACCAGAAAGTTGTCCTCAATGATATAACAGTTATTCCCGGTACCGGAGATTGCCCCGATGTCGTTCTCTTCCTGGCGAATCTGTAACTTATCAATGTGCTGAACTATGAAATCCTCATATTGGCAGGAGATATAATTGCTCCGGGACACCTCTGTGGTTCCCACCGGATCCGCAGGATAAAGGTCATCTGCTGGATACAGATCATCCGCCGGGTACAGTCCCTCAATCATCTGTTTCAAGATTACATATCGCAGCTTACCATTTCTGGTGATATGTCCAAAACAACCATTAATCTCGCAGATGGATTCTATTACGGTCTTTCCGGACAGTTCCTGCGGATCTATAGTCTTCTCTACGTTCATACCATCATTGATCAGAGTTATTTCTTCCTGTTCAACGCCAAAGTAAGCACAGAAGCTATCGCGGAACTGGCGAAGTGTCATGGGAAAAGCAAGGCTGTTGTACCATTTAGAGGTCTCAGCATTAAGAATGTCATAAAGAGCATCATATGCGGTTATCTGCCGGTACCGGCGATCCGCAGTAGGCTTGTCCGAATATACCTTGTACTTCCCAATCTGATAATCTTTCAGAGCACCATCCAACCGTACTGACACATTCATGGTATTTCCTTTGAACGATTCCACAGTGTCTAACACAGTGATTTCAAAGGAAGAGGCCACGCAGCAGCCAAACCGTAGTTCCTGTTCATCGCAGATTGACTCTGTCACGGTCATCGTCTCTAGTTGGAACTCCGCATTGTCCAGAGTAGTACCGGATCCCTGATATGTAATTATTAACTGTTTATCGACAGAGTCATCGTAGAACATCTGCCGTATACTCTTGTTCATGCTTAATACTCCACCAACGTAACCTTAAAATCGTTGTAGTCTATGTCACGCTCCTGCTCGGACAACGTATGGATGCTGTAAGTCGTGTCTGACATATAAAAGATCCCGGCAGAATACTCCAGTGTCTCATCATTCCAATAGGTACACCTGACTCTTCTCTGATTCTTCTCCGTCTGAGGAAGCTCCGCAAGCCCAATGATATTGTTCCACGCTCTTCTCTCTTCCAGATTCATCTCTCTAATATTCAGAGTCAGTTTCGTTTTAAAATTTGGTGATGTCTCCCGGTGCAGCAGAATATTGGCATCTCTGTAGGCATCTATCTCCACACGCTGATTCGGAGTACTTTCCCAACCATCCGCCAATAAGAAGGAGTTGGGGAGAACAACGTCCCCAAACTTAATTAACCATCCTCCAAATTTCTGCATTGTTCTCCCTCCCATAATAATCTTTGTTTTTCTCTTGTTAACTCGCTTTTTCTCACATTTTCATTTCTTCATAGAGATATTT